GTCGAAATGTCCACCGTTACTCCCTATGGAAGACGCACAGGTCGCTGCCCGTAACGGGGCGCCCCTTACAGGGTGCCCCGTTACGAGTCAGCGCGCTGCACTTGCTGACCTCAGGAACGTCGGGAGCGGGGTTGATACGATGTACACGTTGAATGTTCCTTGACGGACCCACGGTTTGTGGCCGTGGAGACACGTCGCTGAAACCATCGGCGGGCTGCCCGTAAGGGCGCTGCCCTGCCTTGTGCGCGTATGCGAAACCTCGTCCCATGCTGCTCCTAAGAAGTCAAGTAGACGGTCTTACGCAGGCGTAATCCCGTACATCAAGCCCTGACGGGCACGGTTAGAGGTGGTCAACTCGCCGTAGCAAAGCAACTGCGAGTAAACCGCATCCTGATTGGTGGGCCGCACGAACGGCGTCGGCTTGAACCAGACGTCAGAATGAGCCACCAGTTGCAGGTATTTGGTGTTGAGCAGGAAAAGTTTTCCTTCACCTTCCAGAGTGCCGTCAAAGGTGAGCGGGCAGCCCTTGAACAAAAGGTTCTGGAAGCCACCGTCAGCCATGTCGGTATCCGTGTAACGGATCTGGTCGACCAGCAGAGCCTCGTAAGCCTCGTACTGGTTCTGGCCTGTAATGCCAATCGTCGGCTGGTCGTTGCCAACCGAACAGTTGTTGTACAGGGTAGCCATCGAAGCAAGAGTGATCGCGGACGAACCTTGGTTCGTTACCGCAGACCTCCACCACGAGTTGTCCGAATCGGTGGCGTCAATGCCACCGGGGGAACCCGTGGAACCGACCAGAGCGCTCAGGCCCAGCCAGTCCTTGCTGCTGTTGCCGGTGCCGTTCCCAAAGAACATGGTGTTCATGTTCTCAATGACCGTCTCCTGCGTCTGGAAGATTTTGCCTTCCAGCAGGTCGATGATCTGGGCTTCACCGTTGTTCTTGGCTTCTTCGATACCGCTGATCGTCACGGTCGCCGCATACTGCTTCCACGAATACTCCGCAGCCGAAATACCGGTCTGCGCTGTCGTGGAAATAGTGTCGGTGCCGTCGTATGACCCAGCAGTTGAGTTGGTCCCGTAAATAACGGGGACGACGATCTTCGCACCACCACTGATCCGACGAATGGTCTGCCCGTTCGTCAGGGCGTAGAACAACGGCCTTGCGCTGAAGATGTTATCTGTCAGTTTCGGGATGTAGTTCTTCAGGGTGGTGGAAAGAATCTCGTCAAAGTTGCTGTTGCCAGCCGCCATGATTCTTACCCCCTTAGAGGTTTAGGTGCTATGTTCTCGTTTAGCGAGGGCAAAGGCTTCACGGAGAGAACCGATCTTCTCAGAAGAAACATTCGACTGGACGGCCCCCGACTGGGTGGACTTGCCACCAGCCACTGGAACCCCGGTGCGCTTCTCCTCGGTGATTGCCTGCTCCTGCTGAAGTTTCTCAGCCGTCGCAGCCACCTCGCCGAAACGCATATGTGCGTATGCCGCTTCCAAGTTCGGGATCCGATTCGTCAACGCATGTTGAAACAGCGCCTTCTCGTCGAAATCCCCGTATTGGTCCTTCAAGCCGTTGACTTCTCTGTCCAACGCCTGTTGTCTGTGCGTGCGCGCCTGCGCTGCGACCTGAGCCTCCAAACTTTGGAGCCGCTGACTGGTCGGATCCGCCTCGTCCTGCCACTCGTCGTAAGACGGTTGCTGTGGCTGAGAAGGTCGATTATCCACACCGAAAGCCTGCCCCAAAGCCGTCAATGTCCCCGTCGGATCTGACTCCAACGCTGACACAATGGCTTCGGCCTGTTGTAGACGTTCACGTTCGGATGCCAACTCCTGCGTCTTACGGGTGTAATCCGCCTGACGTTGGTACCCGTCACGAAGTTCGCTCAGGCTGACCTGCTGTTCCACCCCATCGACTTTGACGGTGTGGTCAGCGGGTTCCGTTGCTACTTCTGAGGAAACATCCGGGGTGTCCGCCGCAGCGGGTTCTGGTGATTCCATGTTTTCTGGCACTTGGCCTCCTAGGGAGTCCGCGAGGGTTGCTCCTAATAGATTCAGCGTGGGTGTCCCACACTGTTATCAGAGTGACGGCAGTTCCATACCCATCTGGTTCTGGAGTTGCAGTAACAACTCTGGTGGTATCCCCCCGGTGGGCGCAAAAGCGCCCTCCGGCGGAAGATTGGCACCACCCCCGACGGGGGGAGGAGCCGTCGGAGGCGGGGGCGCCTCAGGGGCGCCCGCCGCGGCGCCCCCCGTTGCGGACGGGGGTAGCGGCGGCTGCTGACTCATAAACCGTTCCGGGTCGGTGATACCGAACCCGTCCTGCAAAATGTGGATCGCCAAAGCCTGCGGGTCGATCACCCCGGCACCCACCAGAGGCGCCACAGCGTTCATCAACGAAATCGCCTGCTGCTTCCGAATCGTGTCATTCATAGGCTGCGTCGAACCGGCCACCACAGAGAAGTCGTACTCCCCGGTAATGTCCTCCCGGGTGTACGGCACCCACAGGTTGCCGCCGCCCCGCTTCGTAACACGAGCCATCTGATCGCCAGTCATGTACTGCTGCATCAACTGGAGGACACGGCGCCCGATCTGAGCGATGCTCAGTTCGATGATCGCCAACTTGTCCGCAGCACGCGCATTCTGAGCATCAGCGATAATCGACGCTTCCGTCGCTGTGCGACGGATCTCCGGCATCGCCCCCCGCGCATACTCCGACACGCCCGAAACCTGCATGATGTCCGCTTCGATAATGTCGCTGTACTGGTAAATCTCTGGAGAAATCTGCACCTGAGGCATCGGAATGATGACCTCAGACAGCGGCTTGTTCTCGTCCACAACCGGAACCATGCGGGAGTCCTCGTCGGACTCCAACGCCTCCCGGCCCTCCGGCCCAAAGGACCGCTCATGGTACAGATACTTGCGGGCGTACCGTTTACGGTCGTTCATCAACTGGGTTCGGGTCTTGTCCAACTCCAACTGCAACGATTCGATGGGTTCCAACTCGCCCAACGGGTAGAAATGGTCCGGAACGTCATAGTTGCGGACCATCACGAACGGCTGACCGTACGCATACGGCATGGCAACCGGGTCGATTAGGAACCCGTCGCCGTTCTCAGCGAACACCGACATCGTGTTACGGTTGATGTCGTAGAACTCCCAGATCACCACCCGGTCATCGGGGGTGTAATACTCCCGTTGGTCCTCAAACACATGGTCGTAACCGGTGAGGACACGGGCATCAGCCGACAACGTTTTGCGGGTCGACGGCTTGTACCTTGGATCACGCTGTGCGTCCTCCAAGGGGCGCACGATCCGCTGCGCTATCCACGTCATGTCGTCTTCGCAGGTCGCTTCCGGGTCGACCAGAACGTCGAACGGGGACACCCGCTCCACAAACGGCTGGTCCTCCACGACCGCCATCTCCGACTGGGGCAGGTTCGCCGCTAACTCCTCCTCCGTCGGCAACTCGCCAGCAAACTCCGGCATCTCGGCCGCAGCCTGATCCACCTCTAGGATCGCCTGATCCATCAGGCTTTGACGTTCAGCGTCAGCGATGGTGCGTTCCTGCTCCAAGAACCGCCAACCGACCTTCACCCAGCCGTGGCCGACGATCAGGAAATCCTTGACTGCCTGCCGGAACGGCCTGCGGAAGTCGTGATGGCGCCACAGGTGGTTGATGACCGCTTCCACGAACAGCGCCCGATCCCGGTTTTCCTCCTCGTTGGCGTTCACCACGATCTTCGGGTGGTTCACCGACACCGACGGGGCGATGACGTTGATGGTGGAGAACGCCATGTTGACCGAAATGAGGTCTTGGATGTTGGACGTCGTGCGCGGCCAATGCTGCCCCCGGTACAGGTCGATCATCCGACGCCACGTATCGTTGAACCCCTCCTGCTCGTGCCAACGGCGCGACAGTTCGATACGCCTGTGGTACAGGTCGTGAAGTTCGGTACGGGTCTTACGGGCCATCAGAAGTACGCCTTATCGGGAAGCCGTTCAATGTTGCGGCCCTGAGAGAGCGCCTCCGCCTCGGCCTTACGGCCGCGCTGCTCTCGCGTCAAATGCTGCTCGTCAAGAGGCAACTGCGCGCGGTAACCGCGACCCGTCGACACCTTCAACGAGAGTAGTTTCTGCCGCCACTCCCACAACTCGTCCAACTCCGTCTCAGACAGAGTGCCACGGTGCAGTTGTGTGTAGTCGCAGAACTCCTCGTATGTTGCTGTCCGGGCCAGAACGGCCACAGTTATGGACGCTTGGTATGCGGCGCAGCGTTGTGACCCTTCAGGTCCGGCTGCGGCTTGGCAGGCTCAACCTGTCCGGTGAGTCCATGCTGGTTCTTCGGAGTCGAACGCACAGAAATCTCGCCGTAAGCACCCGTCTGGTTGTTCACCTTCGGGGAGGAGAACCGCTGCTTCGGAGATTGCGGTGCTGCCGGTTCCCAAATCGGGTTAGACACCACGGAACCGCCGCGCTCCATCTTGTTGTTTTTGCCCGTAGCGCCGTCAATGGTACGAGTACCGTTGGTGAACGCAACGAACTTGCCTGCTGCTGACATGCAACCTCTCTCTGTTCGGGCAACAAAT